CTTAAGAAAACTCTCGGATCACACGAAATACACTATTTATCAACTAATCCCCAAAATAGGGATAAGTTTAAAAGAGAACTTCAGTGTTATCCTGACCTTTTGAAGAAATTTCGAGAGGTCGTAACTCAATGTCATGGTCAATTAATGGGCAGTCCAGACTCCTTTCCTGTACTCAACTTAGTCAATGCGGCTATGTTGTGGGAAGCTTCAGAAATTTATCTCGGAAGAGACATATCCTTTCGTAAGTTAATTAGAGATTTTCGACCTCTTTTTAACGGCGATGATATATCCTTTCTGAGTAACCCTATACATTATAGAATCTGGTCTGACGTATGTTCTGGCTGCGGACTTTCCTTAAGTCCTGGTAAGAACTACTGTACTCCTAATTTCATAAACATAAATAGTACAACTTATGAAACGAAATTAGAGCCTTATATTGGAACCGATTTCTCCGTAGTTACTGAGATATCAGAAATGTTTTGTCTCAACTCTGGTCTTATTAAAGGTCAAGCCAAGGTTCAAGAGGATACTAGGAAAAGTAAGCCTCAAAAGAGAACCGGCGATCAGTTTCCTCGCGTTTACGTTGAAGAGGAATCACTAATGCCTATTTGTGATCAGTTGAGCGAATGTATTAATTCCGCTAGTCTTCAAGAAAAGGAACGTGTCTGTCAAATCTTTCAATGGCATATGAAAGAGCGTTTAAATAAAAGTGCTCGATCATGGTCTTTACCTCGGATCATGGGAGGCTTAGGTCTTCCTTTTGGTTCTGCTACTGATAGACAAATTGAATTGGGTCTTAAACAGATCTATAATTATCATGATCTTTCTGATGTACCTGAAAAAAGAAATTTCCAAAGTAAACAGAAAGACTTTAAACAAAATTTACAAACCTATATAGCTAGTTCTGAAAATGTTCACCAACTTAAATATCTTAAGAAGGAAGCAGTTTTAGATGGTTCTCCTATTACGGTTAGATATGCGTTACCAATGGTAACTTCATCTTCTTTAGATTACCGATTGGTAAGAAAGAAGAATAATCCGGAAAGTATGTATCGGAGACTCCTCAAAAGAACGAAGAGAGTCCGACAATTCTCTGATGATAATGAAATATTTTCAAAGAAAAGGATTGTCCAGATTTGTGAAAACTTAACGGTTATAGAAGAGGGAACAAATATCCCCTTAAAGATGACGTATGTTGTCCCCAGCGTAACACTGGAGGACCCAGTTCATCTCTGGTAACTGCGTTAACAGGTAGCTAAGCTACTGGGTTATGGGTCCGGAGGTAACGGGTATGTTACGTGACTCGCAGATCGGTAATGGCCTTTGATTATTATAAATCACTAATTCCTGTCGATTCAGGAGAAAGAAAATCACCTTAATATCAAAGAAATGAAATCCTATCTGTATGGGCGACTATCGCGAAAAGATGGTCAATAGTAGGTTTTAAGGAAACGACTCAAAATTCTTCTGTTGTTTTATATTTTCCTAAGAGAAGTATTCATATCTACTCTAGAGAATTACAACAACTTAAAGAATTAAAACCTACGGAGTCGAG